GCTTTGGGCATGTTGTTGTTGGCCGCACTGATCTTGCTGTGCAAGCTGGACATGCCAACTTTTAATTTGGCGTGTGTGGTCGAGGGGCCAGTAGGTGAGCTTGACTTTGCATAGCTCTTGTTTTGCCAATCTGGTTTCATTTCTTTTCCTTCAGCTTGTTGATTTGTTCCTTGATCTTGGCGACCAAAGCCTTGGCTCGCTCAATAATCTGGGCAATCATTTTCCACCCTTCATGCACTTGCCCATAGCCATGCATTTCTTGGGCATTGGGCAACCAGCGCATGGCTTGAATGCCTTGCCGCCGTTCGCCATCTTCATGCCGTATTCTTTGGCTTCGGCCATCATGATCTTCTTGCCAGCGCCACCCTTCTTCAGAGCGGCCATTTCTTTCTTGGCGTGGCCTTTGCCTTCTTCTTTCTTGGCTTTACCGCCGTTGGCGTAGCCTGCGGGGATCATGCCCTTCTTGGCTGTTTTCTTCATCATGCTGATACTCCTTGTTGGGGTTGTACGGTGTTCATGGGTGGAGGCGCTTGGTCTCCGGCAGGGTTTGTCGCCTCTGGTGCGGCAATCTGTTGTTGTGGCATTGCGGCTTGAAGCTGTTGCATTGCCATCTCGATCTGTTCTTTTTTGAACTTCATCATCTCTGTCGACGGAACCAATCTGTCGGTGTCCATCTGGAGACCCATTGCGGTTTCCCTCAAGAGGTATGCCGCTCCTTCTGGGCCAACGATTTGCAGAGCGATCTGGTTGCTCAGGATCAGATTCAGGAATTCGTTGCGACGAACTTGGATCTGTTCCTTGGCGATCAGTCCCATTGCGCCTTTGGCGATCACCCGGAAGTCACCCTTGATGTAGGGGTCTGGGTTGTAGATCATGTTGTGAACGTAGAAGCGGTTCACAACCATCGTGACCACATCGTCGATGGTTCCGACGGCGGTCTTGATTCCCTTGGCGGCGTTGTCCATCAGCATGGAAAGGCCAGAGGCTGTGCGGCCAGCGCCACTTGCACCAGAGCCAGATCCGTAGATGTAGTTCGGGATGCCGGTTACTTCATCTGCTTGCTTGGCAAACTGGTTGTAGATGCCCATCAGTTCAGCGGCCTTCATCTCAGGCTGGAAGAACCTAACACCAGCTTGACCGCCGCCTGTTTTGTCAGAGGTGGTTTGCCAGATCTTCCAAGGATACATCTGGGTGATGTCTTCTCCGTCGGCCAATCTGTCCACAGACACTTCTACCTGTGGGCCAGAGCCGATGCCCATGTTGTTCGCCAAAGAACGTGCGGCGGCATTGCACATGATCTGCACGTCGCGCATATTCTCCGGAAGAGCAGAACCCCAGAACGCTCCGGGGATAGATCTCCATGAGGCGATCTCGTAGGGGCGCTCGCCCAGTGGATCTGGATTGATCACAACCTTGATGGTGAAGCTGGCAACTTGCCAAGCATTGATTTCGTAGACCTTGTTGGGTTCTACGTCTTTCATTCCCCACTGAATCAAGAGGTCGCCCATCACCGGCCCCCAGAATTCCAGTGCTTCGATCAGGTGATCGTTGTGCATCTGGGAATTCGTCTTGCCCTCGAGGTCATCTCTCTGTTGGTCGCCGTACTCGTTGTATCGGTAGCCAGCCTTTCCGTAACGGATGATGACTTGGTCGATGTCGTCATCGGAGTAGCCGGGAACGCCCTTGAGGGATTCCAGCGTCTTGGCGGACAGGCGGTGTCTTTGAATCAGGAAGCCATCATCCACGCCCATTGAGTTGGCGCTTGGGAAGATGTCGTATGGAGAAACCCGAGAGACCTCACGCACCATGTCATTGACGACGATGGGTGTGAAGTTTGGCCCCCACTGGAGTTGCTTCTTGCGGCGAACGCTTGGCCCCTTGAGGATGGCGGTCGGGAAGGTGACGAAGTCGTCGATGAAGTCCTGCATGGCAGGTTTGAACTTGCCGGTATCCAGTTGGTCTTGGATAACCTGAGCCATTCTTTCTGCGGTGGCCTTGGCTTCTTCCTTCACACGCAAAGAAATCATGTCGTGGACTTCGTTCATCCGCTTGCGGAAGGTCTCTGGGTGGAGTTCTTGTCCGGCCAAGACGTAGTCTTCAGCTTCTGTTCTGACCAAATCAATGATCGACAGACGAACTTCAGGGGGAATCTGGGGTTCTTGTGAGGGAACGAGGTCAAAAGGACGGGGTGCTTGGAGCATTACGTCCTGAATCCACGACTTGGCGGCGGCGCACTTCACATCTGTCAGCATCATGAAGATGTCTGATCCGCCAGTTTCGGCGATGTCGATGGCTTTATCAGGGTCGTATTCACCACGGCGCTGGCGTTCGCACTGAAGTAAGCGCTCAGTGATGTCCTGCTTTGCCATCTTCGCTTGAGTCCAGCAGGAGTTAATGTGTCCAGAGATGCCAAGCGCGATCAGGTCGGAGTTGTCCACGCCTTGTGCTTGGACGGCGCTGATGTCTGCTTCGACTGGCGCGACTGCCTGATACACCTGTGTCATGGTTTATTCCTCATGCCCATGCTTTGCTGGACGCTTTTTTAACTGGTCTTGCTCTCACCTCAACTCTGCCGCTTCGTGCCGCTAGGCAGAGGTACTGGAGTGCATCGTGTGGGTGACTGTATCTGTCTTTGACTGGTCTGTCGCGGTATCGTTCTCCGGCGACTTTGAGTCTTTCATACCGGAAGCCACCAAGGAAACCCTTGCGTAGTTGGCGGCAGTTTGGCGAGAGAAGAAATCCCGGTTCTCCCCCAGCCAACTTGTTGAGGAAGTACGCAACAGATTCTCTGCGTGGTATGAAATCATTTGTACTGGCTGGCTCACTTGCAATTCCTGCTTCTAAGAGTTCTTGGTAGCAGGTTCTCTCATCCGCTTGTGAGCGATGGGTTCCTGCTGGGTCACCAGCGGAGATGAATCTCATGCCGGAGTAGGTGGTCATCAAAGCGGGTTTGACGATCTCCTGAGCGAACTGTCTGATGCCCATGTCTTCGGCCACGAATTCCTCAAGGATGACGAGTTGTCCTCTTGAAGTTATCTGTCCGACGATGCAGGCGGGGGTGAGTCCAAAGTCCCAGCCGAGGTAGAGTGGAAGTCCTCTGTTGACTTCGATCTCTTCTTCGGCGGTGTGAATTCTGTCGTTGTATTCTGGGTAGACGGGTTTGCCGTCAGCGGTTGTTCCGTACTGGCCGAGGACGAAGACTTTGATCCAGTCGTCCGTCTTGCCTTTGACCATCTTCAGGTAATACTCATACCCTTGAGGAAGATTGAACACATTCTCCGCTTCTGGATTCGGGTCATACCGGACATCATCGCCCTCTTGGATACGAATGAGACCACCCGGTTGGTTAAAGAATTCCCATCCTTGGGGGGTGTCTTCTTCTGCAATCTTGTAATACCAGTGATCGTCGTCAGGCGGGTTGGTGTCGAGGATGACGCACGGATGTACGGGGCCGCCGCCGTGAGTCTTCGCGGGGTAACGACCGATACGTTGAGTGACCATGTTGAAGACTTCATGCGGAACCTCTGAGGCTTCATTGATCCATGCTCCGGTGAGTTCAAGGGATCGCAGTTTGCCGGTTTCGGAGGCTTTATCTAAAGCGATGAAGATGACTTCGAGGTCGAGTCCGTTGCCGTCACCACAATCTTTGATCTTCATGTGGGCGGTGATCGGTGCATCCCACCTGATGGGAGCCAGTTCGTCATTGAACCAAGTCTGCCAAGTCTTGATTGTGGTGGACTTGAGTTCGGGGTAGGTATTCCGGATGACTGCCCATCTTGCTTTTCTCCAGCCATTGTGTGGAGTTTGCTTGAGGGAGTGCTTGACGATTTCCATACAACAGGTGGAGGACTTTCCAGAGCCTACTGGCCCTTTGATTCCTCGGACATCGGCCATAGAGTTGTGGAACTCAGCGGCCACTTGTCCGGGCGGGTTGTATTGGATGACAGTCATTCAGGCTTTGCGAAGGTTGTACCAATCATGAATGTAACATTCTTCGCATCTGTCTCATGCTTGACGGACGCGAGGTTCGGCAAAGTCTTGTCGAGAAGCATCTCAACGGCTTTAAGCCGAGTGGCCGTCATCTTCGGGCCAGTTGTTTTTCCGAGGGCGAGGTCTTCGAGAACCTGAACCAGCTTGCTTACTTGAATTCTTTCGCGGACAGCAGTGGCGTGTTCTTCCCGAAGTTGCTCCCGACGAGCGCTTACCGCTTCAGTAGATTTTTTTGTTGCCATGTGTTCCCTTGTAGGTTGTTGGTAGCTTGCTCACATAAAGCAGTGTTCGTTAGCTGTGCATACGATGGCGCTCCAAATCGGCGCTAACCCGATCGACATACTACCAACACGGCTGTGGTGGCTCCCATGAAGCAGGGTCTGGGCGCAATACAACAACGAAAAACTCCCAACGGAGCTAAACCGTTTCCACCAACACGAATGAGGACTGGTTGGATTCACCAGCTTTAAAAGTGACAATCCTCATACATCTTGAGATGGTTTGTCCATCATTGGCATGGAATATACCTACTTGATCCGCAATATGCAACACCCTTTCCAACGATTCCTGTAATCAGAACTGATCTCAGACCCTCCCTCCAGTAGAGTGGGTTATTGGGTTTATGGGTTTATGGGTTGCATCCTGTTTTCAGCTCTGATTTCAGAACTGATTTCAGAGAAATTGAGTATTTTGTAGAAAAATTTAGTAGCGGTGTTTGTATAGACCCGGGGGTTTTTGAGATGAGTGTAAGAAAAATGGACTTGTTCTTGTGTGATACCCATAAGTAGAGGCTCAGGACGCACGTCACGCGACGCACGGCCACGCCACCCCGCTACCCGTCATAGCACCCGCATCGCACTCCGCGCCCGCACAGTCCCTATGGGACAGAGATCGACAGATTTTGTGGTTGAAAAGCCAAATAAACGGTGATTTATCCCTCTTTAGAGGGTAATGGGGTGATGATGAGATGGATGGCATGGGGTAAATGTACGTATTTCCTACGGAAACGTGCGTGATTTACTGAAATCTGTTTTCGCCATATCCAAAAATTCAATTGTTTCAACACCTTGCATAATGCGTATGTTGACTATCCCTACCTATTTATCCCCTATATGAAACCCTGTAAGGGTCGTGTGTGGGATGTCGTGCCAAGGGCTTTTCCGGCTTAACCTTCGATTCAACCCCAAAACAACACCTATTTTCAACTTTTTTACGTAGTAATACCGGCCAAATCGAAAAAAGTACTTGACACAGCATCAACTTTCTGGTCAACTTCAAATCGTCAATTCGGCAACAAACCGAAAGCAGACTCAGTAAGTGCTAAAGCACTGTGTGGCAGATAGGCCGAGACCCTTCGGGGAGTAAGCAAAACCACAAAGTGACGCATCGAACAAGTCTCTTGACCCCAACGGCGGGATGTAGCGTCGGACTCCGGAGGAGTTGCAAACACGGTGTGAACCGTCAACAAAGCAACTTGGGTCTTTAGACCCCTAGATTCAAATCTAGCGAAGGGCTGGTTTAAGGCTTTGCCTTATGTCCTAGAGGACTCGACTTCATGCAGGTAGCTTCCCTTAAGGAAGAGGTTGCATCGAGCATCGAGATAAATACAGACCTTGGTCTGTCAACACTCACAGAGTTTCAACGGTATGGCAGTCTCTGACTGCTATGCACTGGACGCTCTGTCCAATCTTTAGAGGCTCTGCCTCTATTTCGCAACTCATCGCATTCGAAAGGAAATCCCATGCGTGACCATCTCCTGACTCTCGGCAAAGCCGAAATCATTTGGATTTTTCGACAACTTAACGGCGGTACTGCCGGTTTCAACTTCGACCCAATTCAGAAACCTGAATTGATCGACCGTCTCTTTTTGACCTACTCCGAAGATCAAATCCAATCAGCCATTTCTAAT